AGACAAATTCCAAGTCTTTAAGTCTGGAGGAAGCGCTAAAACTCGCGTCAATGAAGCAGGAGTTTATACAAAGCCTTCTATGCGCAAGCGCTTGTTTGAACAGATTAAAGCGTCAGCCACGCAAGGAACAAAAGCAGGCCAGTGGTCAGCAAGAAAAGCCCAGCTTTTAGCAAAGAAGTACAAAGCAGCAGGTGGTGGGTATAAAGGGTGATTAGGAAGCCTGTCTATGATCCAGCTAAAGACGGTAACGTGTTTGATTGGATCTTAGTTGCTGCCGAGGCACACAGAGAAAGGCGAAGGGTAGAGACAAATGTCGCTAAAGAAGCCGCAAAAGAGCTTGAAAGAATGGACCGCTCAGAAGTGGAGAACTAAGAGTGGCAAGCCTTCTTCGGTTACTGGTGAACGATACCTTCCCACAAATGCCATTAAGGCTCTGTCTCCCTCCGAATATGCAGCTACTTCAAGGGCAAAACGGGCAGGTAAAGCTTCGGGTAAGCAGTTCGTCAAACAACCAAAAAGCATTGCTAGAAAGACAGCGAGGTTTCGATAATGGCACTTAAACCTGTTAATCAACAAGACAACCCTGGTTTAGCAAAATTGCCTACCGATGTTCGTAACAAGATGGGGTATATGAAAGCTGGTGGTAAGCCAGGGTGGATTCAAAAGGCAATTAAGAAGCCTGGAGCTTTACGTGAAGCTTTGGGGGCTAAAAAAGGCCAGCCAATCCCCGCTAAGAAGCTTGCTGCGGCAGCTAAAAAACCTGGGAAAATGGGCCAAAGGGCGCGGTTAGCGCAAACCCTACGGGGTATGAAAAGGAAGTAAATGTGGGAAGCTATATTTTTTCTCTGTACATTAAGCGACGGCTGTACCTTTGTAACCTTTGATGACCAGAGAAAGTTTGCAACCAAGGCAGAATGTGCTGAGTACGTAGATTTAAAGTCAGACCTTGTTATTGAAAAGATGACTGAGCGTGGGATTTTTGGAAAAATTGAATATAACTGTATTTTTATAAGCCCTGGATTAAAAACATGACCACTTCTGGTACCGCCGCATTTAACTTAGACCTCAATGATGTTATCGAAGAGGCGTATGAGCGCTGTGGTGTCGAGGTGCGTACAGGCTATGAGCATCGAACTGCAAGGCGCTCTCTCAATCTTTTGTTTGCCGACTGGGCTAACCGGGGCATTAACCTCTGGACTATCGAGCAAGGCTCTATTAACTTGGTGCAGGGGCAAGTTGCCTACGACCTTCCCGTGGATACGGTCGATCTTTTAGAACATGTTATTCGTACGGGCGCAGGCAATTCTGCAACTCAAGCAGACCTAACCATCTCCCGTATTAGTGTTTCTACCTATGCCACGATTCCAAATAAATTGACGCAAGGCAGGCCAATTCAGGTGTGGGTCAATAGGCAGTCAGGCGCTACAACACCAACAGGCGTAAACAGCCCTCAGATCAATGTGTGGCCTACTCCAGACGGCTCACAGTCGTATCAGTTCGTTTACTGGCGTATGCGCCGTATCCAAGACGCTGGTAGCGGGGCTAATACCCAAGACATACCGTTTCGTTTTCTTACCTGCCTTGTTTCGGGTTTAGCGTATTACTTAGCCTTAAAGATCCCTGAAGCCTTAAACCGTCTTGAGCCGTTGAAGCAGATGTATGACGAGGCTTGGGACTTGGCGGCAGGTGAAGACCGTGAGAAGGCTCCAGACCGTTTGGTGCCCCGTAGGATGTTTATATCGTGAGTAATCGGTTCTCTTCCGGCAAATACTCAATTGCGCAGTGTGATCGCTGCAATTTTAGGTATCCGCTAAAAGACCTTAAACAGCTAGTTATTAAGACAAAAAACGTTAATATTTTAGTGTGCCCAGAGTGTTGGGAACCTGACCAACCCCAGTTACAATTAGGCATGTATCCTGTGGAAGATCCACAGGCGGTAAGAAATCCACGACCAGATGCGAATAGCTACCTCACATCTGGAACCGGGTCTGATGGTACAGAGTCTGGTGGTAGCAGAATTTTTCAATGGGGTTGGTACCCAGTTGGTGGTGCACATGCAAATGCAGATGGGCTAACACCAAATAATTTGGTGTTAGGTATAACACTTGGTACCGTTACGGTATCAACAACTTAGGAGTAAAAAATGTACAACCAACCAAAACCGGTACCAGTACCGAATACAGATGGATACCCAAATAATGTGCCTAATACGCAAACTGTTAAAACTCGTGGCACTGGGGCAGCGACGAAGGGCACGAACTCTTCTAAGAAACTTGGATAGATTCGATGAACTACGCAACTCTGTTCGACACCATTAAGGGATACGTTGAGAACGATTTCCCAGATACCCAATTTACTGGGTCTAGCGGAAGTGCGTCTACGTTTACGTCCAAAGAGCAGATTGACACGTTTATTCAGCAGGCCGAGCAGCGTATTTATAACTCAGTTCAGTTCCCCGCAATTCGTAAAAACGTGACTGGTACGACAACAACGTCAAACAGGTACTTATCTTCACCCGCAGACTTTCTTGCCGTTTATTCAATGGCGGTTATTGATGGGAGTGGGAACTACGAGTACTTGCTTAACAAAGACGTTAACTACATCAGGGCTGCTTACCCAAATCCGTCAGTTACGGGGATTCCTAAATACTATGCACTGTTTGGACCCACGACAACAAACGACAGCCCACCGGTAATTACAAATGAATACAGCTTTATTCTTGGGCCAACACCAGATGCTGCATACAGCATTGAACTCCATTACTACTATTACCCTGAGTCTATCGTTACTGCATCAACAACTTGGCTTGGGGATAACTTTGATTCTGCCTTACTGTACGGGGCACTTGTGGAGGCGTACACCTACATGAAGGGTGAGCCTGATGTTCTTGCTAACTACAACAAGCGTTACGAAGAGGCCATGATTCTGGCTAAACGTCTTGGTGATGGTATGGAACGCCGCGATGCTTACAGGTCTGGTCAGGTCAGAATGTCGGTGAACTAAATGGCATTTACGGGCAATTACACATGCAATTCCTTCAAATCTGGCTTGATTAACGGGGACTTTGACTTTGATACCGACACAATCAAGATGGCGCTGTATACCAATGCTGCGACGTTAAATGCAGACACAGCCGCCTACACAGCCACTGGAGAAGTCTCAGCCTCGGGTTATACCGCAGGTGGCGTTACTCTTACAGTCGAGAAAGGTATCTCCAATAGCATCGCTTTCATCAGTTTTGAAAACGCATCAATCTCTGCCGCATTTACTGCGAGGGGGGCGTTGATTTACAAAAATGGCGGTGCGGCAATCTGTGTTTTAGATTTTGGGTCGGACAAGACTTCAACGACGACATTTACCGTGACGTTCCCAACAGCAAGTTCAGCCGACGCTTTAATTAGACTATCTTAAGGAGTTTGTTATGTTTGACGAAAAAGCAAAAAGCACAGATCTTGTATCTGGCTCTGTACAAAAAGGCAAAGGCGTTGCTGAAGGTCTTAAGGGTGGCGGTGTATTTACCGTTACTTGTTTTGATAAAGACGGCAACCTGAAGTGGGAAGCCAAGTCGCATAATCTCGTGGTCAACGTCGGCCTTCAGGACATGAACACTAAGTACTTCAAGGGTTCGGGGTATACGGCTGCCTGGTACATTGGGCTTTATGGTTCCGGCGCTACAAACGACCCTGCCGCTTCTGACACCATGTCTTCTCATGTTGGTTGGACTGAGGTTACGGATTACAGCCAAGCTACTCGACCTGCTGCTACTTTTGGCACTGCAACAACGGCAGACCCCTCGGTAATTGATAACTCTGGCTCTGTGGCTGTGTTCTCGATTAACGGCACAACGACGGTTGGTGGTGCGTTTTTAACCTCGGACAACACCAAGGGGGGCACTTCGGGTACTTTGTTCTCTGCGGCTGACTTCCAGTCTCCTGGTGATCGCTCTGTGGTAAACGGGGACACGCTAAATGTTACGTATCAGTTCAGCCTTGATGCTGCGTAAGGGGTAAAAAATGGCAACGACATTTGTAAAAAATCAGGTTGTTCGGGTAAAAGCCGTGGTTCCGTCTGGGCCTGTGGAGAAGTTGCGCATGGATGAGGACGGTACTTTCCACTACATGATTTCTTGGGTTGATGCTGATGGCGTTACGCAAAGCCGTTGGTTTGCCGAAGATGAACTTGTTGCTGTGGAGTAATGTGTGGCAGATGTCAGCGGCTGGGGTTCTGGCGGCTGGGGCGAAGCCTCGTGGGGTTTTTCCGTCTATGATAGGTACATCAGTCAAGTTGGCTGGGGTACTGGCGAATGGAATGGTAACTTTGGTTGGGGTTTTGGGCCTGGAGATGCGGCAGCAGCAGATCAAATCTTTACAACTTCCGTTATTAGCCTGTCGGTAGAGGAGTCGGCAACCCAGTCAGATTCTGTTATTGGTATTGCCACGCAAGGCTCGTTGATTACTGAAAGTGCGGATGTAGCAGATCAAGCAAGTAGTACGTTAGAGATAGGTGGTTCTGTACAAGAGGCGGTGACAGGTTCAGATCAATTTGAAGCGTTAAGAGAGCTTCCCGGCAGTATTCAGGAAAGTGCAACAGGCAGTGAGGTAGTAAGTTCAATAGCGGTATTCACACCGCAAGTTAGTGAAACAGCGACCGCTGCCGATGAGATTTCAGCCGTGACCCCCGTGGTTGCGGTTATTGAAGAGAGTTCAACCGGGTCAGATGCTCCAAGCGCTGACCTGGACATAGGTGGGGCTGTAAGCGAAGCTGCAAATGGCTCGGACCAATTTAGTGGTGCGGTAGATTTTGTAGCCAATATACAAGAAAATGTTGCAGCGGTTGAGTCGGTTATTGCGCAGTTAATTTTCCAGGCTTCTATTTTAGAGGTGGCGCGAGGGCAGGATTCGGTGGCAGCAGCATTTTTGTGGAATCTGATTAATGACTTTGAGGCTGCAGACTGGCACAATATCAACACGGCGGAACCATCTGACTGGCAGAATGTTGATAATTCCCAGTCTACAAATTGGCAAAAAGTTCCGACAACTTAGGGGTAAAAAATGGCAAGTACCTATTCCACCAATTTAAAGATCGAGCTGATCGGCACTGGCGAACAAGCCGGAACCTGGGGCACGACGACAAACAGTAACCTTGGCACAGCCTTAGAACAGGCAATTGTTGGAAAAGCCGACGTTACGATGTCGAGCACCACAATCACGCTCACGCTTTCTAACTCCAACGCTGCCCAGGACGCACGGGCTATTTACTTAAATCTAACGGGTTCTCCTGGTGGCGCTGCTGTTTTGGAAGTTCCAGCCATCGAGAAGCCCTACATCGTTAAAAACGGCTCGGACCAGCAGGTTACGATCAAAGTCTCAGGCCAGACCGGTGTACCTATCCCCACGGGCAAAACTGCGCTGGTCTACAACAACGGCACCGATGTCGTTACGGCGATTGACTTTATCCCCTCTTTGGTTCTCGGTGCAGCGCTTCCTGTGGCCTCGGGTGGTACAGGCATAACGTCTTTTGGTACAGGCGTAGCGACATTCTTAGGCACCCCGTCCTCGGCTAACTTAGCTGCGGCGGTAACAGATGAAACTGGCACGGGAGCCTTGGTCTTTGCAACTTCACCTACTTTTGTAACCCCGGTTCTTGGCACTCCGACCTCGGGGGCATTAACCACTTGTACGGCTGATGGAACCAACCCCGTTGGCTTTAAAAACATTCCACAGTCAGGCTCGGCTAAAACCGCTTCTTACACGTTAGCAACGGGCGATGTTGGTAAATTTATCGAAGTCGGGGCAAGTGGTTCAATTACGATTCCTGATGCAACTTTTGCGGCAGGTGATGTTCTTTCTATTTTTAATAATACAACAGGGGACGTTACGATCACTTGTACGATCACCACGGCTTACATTGCTGGTGCAGATGCGGATGAAGCAAGCGTCACTTTGGCTACCCGAGGCATTTGCACAATTCTGTTTATTAGCGGTACGGTCTGCGTGATCTCAGGAAATGTGTCATGAGTGGTATTCACTTAGCCCTTTTGGGCATGACTTATGGGGGGTCGGTAACCGTCATCCAATCCTTTACCGCTAGTGGTGACTGGGTATGCCCTACTGGTGTTACAGAGGTGGAGTATTTGGTTGTAGCGGGTGGAGGTGGGGGCAATACCGACTCCGCTGGTGGTGGTGGTGCTGGTGGATATAGAACTGCGGCAGGATTTGCAGTTTCCGCAGGAACGACCTACACAATCACAGTAGGTGCTGGTGGCCCATACACAACAAACGGATTCGACTCTGTATTTAGCACCATTATTTCAACAGGCGGTGGACGAGGCGGGGGCACTGGGGATTTTGTTGGTGCAAGTGGTGGGTCTGGCGGTGGAGGAGGTGGAGGAGGCTCACCAAACGGCGGTGGACTAGGAACAGCAGGCCAAGGTTTTGCTGGTGGGGCTGGTCTAAGTACGGGACCAAACTATACCGGCGGTGGCGGTGGCGGTGCGGGCGGGGCTGGTGATGCGGGGGCGACAAACGGAGGAAACGGCGGGCAAGGTGTGACATCCAGCATTACAGGCTCATCCGTTGCTCGTGCAGGCGGTGGTGGTGGCAATGGCGGGTTAGGCAGTCAGGGGCTTGGAACCGCTGGCGGTGGTAATGGTGGGGCCGCTTCTCCTTTTGTTATAGGAACAAGCGGGGCAACTAATACGGGCGGCGGCGCAGGTGGCGGTAATAGTACAAATACAACAGCAGGCGGCTCTGGCATTGTCATCCTAAAATACCTTGTACCAGTAGGAACCACAGTCACGCATATCTACAAAGGATCGGGGTCTTGGGTTGCACCTGAAGGGGTGACTGCTGTGGACTACCTTGTGGTTGCTGGTGGGGGTTCTGGAGGAGGTAATAGAGGATTAGGCGGCGGTGGAGGTGCTGGAGGATTTAGAACAGGTACGGGTTTTTCAGTATCAGCAGGAACGACTTACACCGTAACCGTTGGTGCTGGCGGCGTAGATTCAGGATTAGCAAATGGTGGGAAAGGTAATGATTCCGTGTTTTCAACCATCACCTCTACTGGTGGCGGTACTGGTGCAGAATTAGGTACTACTGGATATGATGGTGGAAGCGGTGGTGGTGGCTCTGCTGGAAACCCATCAGGATTAGCGGGTGGGAACGGAAATACACCAGCGTCTTCTTCTCCTCCCGATTCAAATGCTACCCAAGGAAATGATGGAGGAATAGGATTTAACGGAGCGGCACCGTATCCAATGGGGGGTGGTGGAGGTGCTGGCGCAGTAGGGGGAAATGCTGGCGGTGGCCCTAGTTCTAATAATGGTGGTAACGGTGGTAATGGGTCTGTCTCATCAATAAGCGGTACATCAACTACTTACGCTGGTGGTGGAGGGGGTGGTAGAACCTCTGCTGCTGGAGGCTCTGCTGGAATTGGTGGTACAGGTGGTGGTGGAGATGGGTGTACAGATACAGGCACACCAGTTGCTGGAACAGTTAATTTAGGTGGCGGTGGTGGTGGTGACGGGAGGCAAATTCAAGGGGGAAGTGGCGGCTCTGGCATCGTAATTATCAAATACACAGTTTAGATATGGACACAAAAATTTACAGACTCGTTGGCATTGACACAGCCATGCACTTACTTCGCCCTGGTGCTAAGTGGGAAAGTTCTAACTCAGTTATAACCAAGTGGGATGACCAAAGACCGCAACCAAGCATGGAAGAGGTGAGGGAAGTCATGGACAAGATTCAAGCGTTCGAGGACTCCATAAACACAGTCTGGCTACCCGAGCAGATAGAAGAACTTACTGGAAGAAAATGATCCACAACCTATTTCCCACACCTGTTGCGATCTACAAGCTAGAGCGTGATCTAACCGCAAAAGAATTGTCGTTCATCAAGGGCCAAGAAACACGGCCCAACATGGGCAACAAGACTTCTACGAACAACACGCTTCTCCGCAGTAAGGAGATGACCAAACTGCGGGACTTTATCGAAACCAAGGTTGCGGAATACTTTAAG